TGGAGATCATCTTTATTATAAGACAAGAATGGAGAGAATGCAATGATTTTATCAGAAGATGGCAAAGTGAGAATTATGGGGACGGGGTTGAACGTCCTTAGAGATTTTGCAGTAGCGTCTGCGTCGGTAACGAAAAGCCTATTAGATGCTGGGGTATCGTATGAAGATGCGAAGAGTATCATGAAAAAAACGCTTTACGTTGGCATGATAGAAGCATGTAAGAAAAAAAATGAAACGATACCAGAGATGGAAGAGATGAATAAGGCCGTGAATGAGTTTTTTGATAAATTCCGCGACATGTGGAAGGATGAGTAACATGTATACAGAACAGCCGATAGATGAATACAATGAAAGCCTGGATACGGGAACTGAATTAAAGGCGCATAAGCGCCTGAGAAGAATAATGCGGATAACGCAGGAGATTGAACAGGAGGAAAACAAAGAAGATGAGCACATTATATGAGATCACAGGGCAGTATTTGGAACTATATGAAATGATGGAATCAGCGGATGAGTTGGAGATGAAGGTTATCGAAGACACGCTGGACGGCATGGACGGCGAACTAGAAGAAAAGGCGGAGAATTACGCAATCATTATGGCGGAGCTGGATGCGGAAGCCGCGAAGTTTGAAAAAGAAACTGATCGCCTTGCGGCGCGCGCGGAGCAGTTACACGGACGGAGCGCGATGCTGAAAGACAGGCTAAAGAGAGCAATGGTACTTTGCGACCGGAAGAAGTTTAAAACAAACCTCTACTCGTTTGCAATCTGCAAAAACGGCGGCGTCGCTCCGATGGAAGTGGATGATACGGCAGTCCCAGACGATTACATGAAGAAAATCCCTGACACGTCTAAGATTAGAGAGGCATTGAATGCAGGAAAAACCCTCACATTTGCTGAATTGAAGGAGCGCGGGGAGCATCTTCGGATTAAGTAGGAGGCGGACATGAATAAATTTAGAGAGCTGAGGGCGGATGAGATTGAATGCCGCGTGTCCACAGTAAAAGAGAACGGCTGCTCACTATTGCTGTATAAGGATGCAAGATGTGACATGAACATCCTCGACGAGGCTGTAGGCCCGATGAACTGGGAGCGGAAGCATACGCGGGATAATGCGAATTGTACCGTAAGCATTTATGACAGCGAGAAGCAACTTTGGATATCAAAAGAGGACACGGGCATAGAATCCTTTTCGGCAAAGGAAAAAGGACTTGCATCCGATAGTTTTAAACGCGCCTGTTTTAACTGGGGCATAGGGCGAGAGCTGTATACTGCGCCGTTTATATGGATTCCATCTGATAAAGTGCAAATATCCGGGACAAAGCCTAAATTTACGACATACGATCGTTTCCATGTCACGCAGATCATCTACAAAGATTCCCGGATTGTGGCACTTGCTATTAAAAATACCTCCATTAACAAAATGGCTTTTGTGTATGACATAAGGGGCAAAGGGAAATCATGAATGCGTTTGTGAGGATAGAAAAGTACAAGGACACAGACTTAATTATATCCGTCCCGATTAAAGGCCTCGGCGAAGTCCTCAGCAAAAAAAAGATTAAGGATGCAGAAATCCGGCTGGATGATGGACGGCATATATCCGCCGAGCAGCGTAAAAAGGCATATGCGACGATCCGGGACATAGCATCTTATACTGGCTATCTTCCAGAGGAGCAGAAGGAGTGGTTGAGATACTTACATATCGTGAAAACAGGATGCGGATATTTTAGCCTTGCAGACTGCTCTATGGATACGGCGCGGGAGTTTATTAACACCATATTGGAGTACGCGGTGGAAAATGGAATCCCATTAACGGATAACGCTGTGGAACGTACCGATGATATTAACCGATACCTGTATTTTTGTATAAAGCATAAAAAATGTGCGATATGCGGAAGAGATGGGGAAATACATCATTGGGATGCTATCGGCATGGGAAACAACCGCAATACCCTAGACGATTCGGACCATCGAAAGATATGCCTATGCCGGGAGCATCACACAAATGCGCATCAGCGTGGGAGGGAGAGCTTCCAAAAAATGTATAAAGTATATGGAATTATCTACAAGGAGGATGAGGAAAACGAACAGCAGGAACAAGGGCGCGAGTGGAGAACGAGAGCTTGCGCGGAAACTGAAGGAATACGGCTATGAAGCGCGCAGAGGGCAACAATACTGTGGTTCGAACGGCGACGCTGATGTGGTTGGGCTACCGGGGATACACATCGAATGCAAGCGGGTAGAGCGCCTGAACCTGTATGATGCTTTGGCGCAGTCTGTTGCGGATGCAAAGACAGACGAGAAGCCGACCGTATTCCATCGAAAAAATAATTGCGGCTGGCTCGTTACCATGAGATTTGAAGATTTTATGGAGTTATACGGAGATAGCCAGTGATGGGTTGAAACACCCGCCAAAAGGCGAAAGAAACTACTGATTCGGGACTTGTTGGGGCGTATATATCACGGGCATGACAGGATACCACCTGTTACCCCAGCGCCGGGGGCAAGCGGCGCACACCCCACAGGGAGAAAGATCATGAACATTTTAGATTACATCCCGACCGGGCATAAAAATGCTGTTTCCAGACGTTGGCTGCAGACCACAACGCACATGAGTGATCGGATGGTGCGGCGGCTGATTGCGGAAGTAAATAAAAACGACTGCGACGCAGAATTGATTATCAATCTGCAAGACGGCAAAGGGTACTTTAGACCGGCGGAAGATGAAAAGAATCTGGTTCGAAACTGGATGGCAATAGAAAGTTCCCGAACTGCTGAGAATCGCATGAATGTGGATGCAGCGAAACGGTATCTGCGAAAAGATAAGAAGCCACGGGAAAATGAGATGGAAAAGAACCAGATCACAATGGATGAATGGCTTGCGAGCCTGAATGGAGGCGGATAAGATGCCAAACAGGATTTTAAAAGAATCTATCTGCCGATCAGATACGATTGACCAATTAACCTGGTTTGAAGAAGTCCTGTTCTACCGCTTAATCGTAAGTTGCGACGATTATGGGAGGTTTGACGGAAGGCCTGCGGTTATCCGCGGGACATGCTTTCCGCTTAAAGATATTACATGCAAGAGCATCGCTGATGCCCTGCAGAAGTTAACGTCTGTAGGCTTGGTCCGAGAATATTATGTTCAAGGAAGACCGTACCTGCAAATGATAACTTGGGGAGATCACCAGCAAGTGCGTGCAAAAAAAAGTAAATATCCAGCGGAAGATAGCAACTGTGAAAATCTGATATCATCTGATATCAATTGCAATCAAATGATATTAAGTGATTGCAATAGTCCCCGTAATCCAATCCAATCCGAATACGAATCCAAAACAATATCGCGCGAGGAACCAGAGCGGTTTGAGGACTTTGCTGCAGCGTACCCTAAAGCAGGAGCAGACCTGCCTGGAGTGGCTGTGGAATACTTAAATACACTTCGGATGGGTGTAACTGCGAATGATCTTGTACAGGCAGCGCAGAACTACGCCGAAGCCTGCCAGATACGCGGGACGCAGCCACAATATATCTTGAACGCTGAAAATTTTCTGCGAAAGCTAAAGTTTGATGAGTATCTTCCGGAGAAGTACAAGAAGCCGAAGCCACCAAAGCGGCAGCAGACCAGCACAGAACAATACAACCAGTTTATGAAAGCAGAATACGACATGGACATCCTGGAAGCTGCCCTTCTGGGGAAGTGAGGCGGATATGAGAGCAACAAAGGATTGTGCCTATCCGGACTGCGAGACTTGCCAACATCCAGACTGCATCATGTCGGAGCCGGATATAAAGGCACTGATAACGCGCCGGCGTAGGCAAGCGGATCCGGAAGCATACCGACAGAAACAGCGGGACTACAGAAGCAGGATAAAGGCAACGCTGCCGCATTGTGATAACTGCGAATCCTGCGTACTGGTCCGCAAGGAGAAACAGGACGGATACCGGAGGCTGTGCATTGCAGAGATGCGCCTGATCGAACAGAAGGTAGCAAACAGTCCGCAGTGGTGCAAGAAGAGAGGAAAGCGGAATGGGACGAAAGATAATCTTGTACGACCTGTACAAGAACGATGAGTACCAGGGACGGTACAAAGCAAAAGAGCTTATGTATTTGCTGGGCATGTCCCGAGAGACCATAGCCAGCCGGGTCTATCACGGGGTAAAGGCAAAAGACGGCTACGAAATTATGAGAGCGGAGCCGGATGGATGGGCAGAGAGCTGGGAGCGGGCATGTGCGCCGCTCAGGAGGTAAACATGGACAAAATTGGATATAAGGCTTTTAATCCCGGTATGATTTGCCGGGGCAAACAATACGAGGAAAATGCTGTGTTTGAAGAGCCGGAAGCAAAAATTTGCAATACTGGAATGCACTACTGCAAGAATCCGTTTGATGTGCTTGAGCATTACGGGTTTGTAAACGATAACGCTGAAATAAACGAGTTCGCGGAAGTCGAAGCGCTTGCGGACGAAAAAACGGACGACGGACGAAAATTTTGTACTACAAAATTAAAAATTGGCGCGAAGCTCTCAATACATAATTTTGTGAATGCATTTGTTGAATTTACATTAAAACGAACAAATGGAGAGAGCACTGCAACCAACACGGGAGACCGGAGCGCCGCAACCAACACGGGAGACCGGAGCGCTGCAACCAACACGGGAAACCAGAGCGCTGCAACCAACACGGGAAACCGGAGCGCTGCAACCAACACGGGAAAATGGAGCGCTGCAACCAACACGGGAAACTGGAGCGCTGCAACCAACACGGGAGACTGGAGCGCTGCAACCAACACGGGAAACTGGAGCGCTGCAACCAACACGGGAAACCGGAGCGCTGCAACCAACACGGGAAAATGGAGCGCTGCAACCAACACGGGAAACCAGAGCGCTGCAACCAACACGGGAAACCAGAGCGCTGCAACCAACACGGGAAACTGGAGCGCTGCAACCAACACGGGAAAATGGAGCGCCGCAACCAACACGGGAAACTGGAGCGCTGCAACCAACACGGGAAACCGGAGCGCTGCAACCAACACGGGAAAATGGAGCGCTGCAACCAACACGGGAAAAGACGGCGTGGCCGTATCGTGGGGAAGACGCGGAAAAGCAAGAGGAGAAAAAGGCTGTTATCTGGTCCTTGCCGAGTATGACGATTCTAACAATTTAGTTTGTGCAAAGATGGAAAAAGTGGACGGTGAGCGCATAAAAGAAAATACGTTTTATACGCTGAAGAATGGAGAATTTGCAGTGGCAGAGGAACAGGGAGCGGAAAAGTGAGCCGATCAGGAGGTAAAAATGCGAAAGATTATAACTGTATTAGTAGTTCTGACAGGCGTGCTGTTGTATTGGATTTATAAAGCCGGAGAAAGCATCGTCCTGGAGCAGGATGTTGACAGGATATGACAAAGGAGACAGGACAATGGCAATATGGATTAAAAAATCGCCGGATGCCGAACCGGTATGGATGGCGGCAGATAACCGGATCAGGGAGCTGGCGCTCTCGATCGAACGGCGTGCAGGTATCGCACCGGATGCGGATGGGCTTCGGCAAATCCGGGAGTGGGCAACAGAGATTGTTTGCCAGTGCGACATGGTGGAGCGTGTGCAGGAACAGGCAGAACCGGCGTGGAAGAGCGAGCTGCAGGATGCGTTCCTGCGGGGCAGCAGGGTGTAAATAAAAATCGAAAGGAGACGGAGCTTCCCGGGAAGATGCGCATCGGCTCCTTAAAAGAAAATGATAAACGGAGAATTGATTGTTGATAATTTTGCCGGCGGAGGTGGAGCATCCACCGGAATCGAAATGGCAACAGGGTACAGCGTAGATATTGCAATTAACCATGATCCAGAAGCAATTAGGATGCATAAAGCGAATCATCCAAACACAATACATTACTGCGAAGATGTATGGCAGGTGGATCCGGTAAAAGCATGCAATGGACACCCGGTAGGCCTTGCATGGTTTTCACCAGATTGTAAGCATTTCTCAAAAGCGAAAGGCGGTAAGCCAAAGGATAAATTTATCCGTGGCCTTGCGTGGGTAGCCTGTCGGTGGGCGGGACTTGTCCGACCGAGAGTAATTATGTTGGAAAATGTAGAGGAATTTAAGACCTGGGGACCGCTTAACCGAGGGCATCATCCGATTAAGGCGAAACAGGGTAAAACCTTTGGAAAGTTTGTGCAGCAGCTTACAGATTTGGGCTATGAAGTGCAGTTTAAGGAATTGGTTGCGGCCGATTACGGTGCGCCGACCATGCGGAAGAGATTCTTTATAATTGCACGATGTGACGGCAGACCGATTGTATGGCCTAAGCCAACACATGCACCGGCAGACAGTGAAGAAGTAAAAGCCGGACTACTTAAGCCTTATGCCGGAGCATATACACAACTTGACTTTTCCCTTCCGTGCCCATCGATTTTCGAAACATCGGAAGAAATTAAAGAGAAATACGGAATCCGGGCAGTGCGACCGCTTGCCAAAAAGACAATGGATAGAATCGGCAGAGGAATCAAAAAGTTTGTGTTGGACAATCCGGAACCGTTCATTATCAAGGACGAATCAAACGATACAAAAATTCCTATTCTGATCCAGTACCACTCAGAGACAACAAAAGACGAGGTGCGCGGTCAGGAAATTGAGGCACCGATTATGACGGTAGACGGTTCAAACCGGTACGGGCTTGTGACGTCCTTTATCAGTAAATTCTACAAAAGCGGCACTGGGCAGGATGCAAGGGAACCGCTACATACGATTACTTGCGGAGACGGGCATTTTGGAGAGGTGAGAGCGTTCTTGACAAAGTATTACGGATCCGGCACAGGACAGGATATAAAAGAGCCGCTTGACACGATCACAGCGCAGGATCGTTTCGGACTGGTGACGATCTACGGGACAGAGTACCAGATTGTGGACATTGGTCTGCGGATGCTGGAACCTAAAGAGCTGTATGGCTGCCAAGGATTCCCACAAGATTATATCATCGACCGGGACTGTGACGGCAAGGCATACCCGAGAGCTGAGCAGGTCAGAAGATGCGGTAATGCTGTATGCCCGCCTATACCGGCAGCACTGGTAAAAGCGAATTTGCCAGAATTATGTATAGCGAAAAGGCAGCCTATCTGTAGGATGGATAGGATACAGTCAGAGAAGTCAGGACAGATGCGTTTTGCGTAATAATTGGAGATCAGAAATGTATAAAAACGCAGAGGGCTACCGCGATGAAACAGCCTGCCGGGCAATCATCGCGGTAGCAAGAGAAGAGAGAATAAAGCGCAGGAAGCTGCAGGAGGACAAGAATATGGGAACAGAAAATAAAACCGGAGAGGTTTGGAGAACACGAACTGTCACAGGGACAGAGAAGATCGTGCTGGTGGTAGCAGACCACGGGGCAATGGCGTATGTAATTCACTTGGCGGAAGAAGGCGTACACACAGACATTGAGGTAAATTGCGAGGGGCTGCGGTACGGGTCCAGCGATCGAATGTACTATGTACCATCCAGAAGTTTTGAAGAATATCTCCGTACAGTAACAGATGAGCAGCTGGCAGATATTAAAAACAAGCTTGCAGCGTCGATCGGGATTGAACCGCAGATCACAGAAAAAGAAGTTGTCCGGGAAGTACCGGTGGAAATTCCGAGCAATATCGCTCCTGCGGATCCACAAAAATGTTGCGATGCAGAGGTGCAGGAGCTGATGATCCGGGCGGAAAGAGCAGAAGCACTGCTGGAAGAGTACAGAGAGCTGTATCGGAAGGTAATCGAAAAAATCTGACCATAAATTAAACAGATATGCTTGATGATGCATTTATCGGATTAGCAGAAGGATATGTAGCCTTTTCGTTTGGCATTTTAAAAATAATAGACAGGTAAACTGGAATTTAACGGAGGAAGCTCTTGGAAGGGCTGACGTGGGAAGAATCGAAAAAATCTGACCTGATTAAAGAGGGATAAGAAAATGGACAAAAAGGATATTTTAGGAAAGTTGGGCATAATAGCGGCTGCGGCTTGGCTGATACTATTTATTCTGGCGTTTAGTATGGACCGCTCCAGCAGAATGGGAGATGTGTTAATACTCTCAGCCTTTGCTGGGGTGTTGCCTATGATTTTTTTCACGATTGGTGATTAGCCAGATGTATTTTGCAAAGGCGAAAATGAGCATTTAAAGGAAGGAAAAGAACTATGAAAAATTGGAAATTACCATTGATTATTGTAGGAGTAGTAGTGGCAGTAGTTTTGTTGTGTGTGTTTGGAGTGCAGTCAGTACAGAATCGGGCAATCAGTCTGGAAGAATCGGTCTATACCGCTGAATCTGACATTAAAGTGCAGGAGAAACGCAGGGTTGACTTGGTTTATAATCTGGCAGACTGTGTAAAACAGTATGATCGGCATGAATCAGAAACATTGACTGGACTTGCAGATGGAATGAGCGAAGGGAACAGTGTAGAAGATGTAAATACTGTGATCGCGGCAGTTACATATGCTTATCCAGAGTTGAAAAGCAATGAGAATTATAAGCAACTCATGAATGAATTGTCTATTACCGAAAACATGCTTGCCCAGTACCGGGAAAATTACAATAAATCCGTAACAGCTTATAACAGGTATGTAAAGAAGTTTCCAGCAAGAATCTTCCTCGACTGGACAGGCTATGAGGTTTTGAAATTTCAGCGGTTGGATTATCAAGCACCAGTTGACGCACCGCAGGATTTATTTGGAGAATAGCTTATGGAAATAACCAAGCGCGAAATCATCATCAGCGTTGCAATCGCCGCCGTTATGCTAATAGTCGGTTTCTTTATATCTGGAAAAATAACTGATATGCAGAACGATAAGAACGCCGAATACCAGAAGGCAGTGCATATTGAGGACTCTGAATTATTTCGGTATGGCATGGACACAAATGTTGGAAATGCTTTTGTGTATGGAGATTTGCAAGCGGTTGATACAGTGACTTTTGATGAGATTGGCGGGGAATATCTTCATGTTGAAAAGATAGAAGAACGATATGAACGCCATGAAAGAGAAGTGACAGAAACAGATTCAGAAGGTAAAAAGCACACAAAAGTAGAAGTATACTATGAATGGGAAATCGAGGACAGAGAAAGCAAACATTCCGAAAATATTATGTTTTGTGGTATCGAATTTCCGTATGATAAAATCCCGTATTCTCTGGACAATCACATAGAGACAATAAAATCTGGGAGAGAATATAGTTGGAAGTCTGGGGAATTTGTAAAGGTACGGTACAAGTATTACGGGACATCCCCTAAGCATACAGGGACTGTATATACCAAGTTATCGGACGGAACGATTTCGTATAATTCCAGATTTTTCAAAGATTATACCATTGAGCAAGCATTAGACAGTTGTACGCATAGTGTTGCGAATGAAATGTTCTGGGCTTTATGGATAGCTCTGACTGCAGGTGCTGTAATTGGATTTTGCTATTTTGATAACAAGTGGCTGGAAGATTAAACTGATATTTAAGTAAGAAAGTGGATGAGAAAGAAGGTGGCACCGATGGATAAGAAACTTTTATCCGACTACATAGACGCCTGTGAGCTGATCCGGGAGACCGAGCAGCAGATCAGGCGGCTGCAGGAAAAGCAGAGCGAGACAACGCAGGACAGCGTCCGGCGCGCCAGCTTGTGTGCTGGTTCCCTCTGTCTACACAGATAAATCCTGCGGGACTGGGATAGGGTAACAAAAAAATAAAGCAAAAAGAAAGAAGGTGGGGAATGTGGGAACAAGGGACACATACTTTAATGGTTACGGTCTGACATACAATGAGGTAAAAAAAATAGAGGACAAGTGCAAAAACGCAAAGGGTAGGGAATTGGAACTGTTGCTTCTGGCTGCGGAAAGCGCATATGCAGAGTTGGCGCAATATCTGTTTTTTAGCCTGACATCAGGGCTGGGGTATGACAACATCTCGAAGATATGCGACATTCCTATCGGGCGGAAGGATTTTTATGGGTATCGAAGGAAAACGATATATTTATACAACAGATACATGATACTGGAAGGACATGCAATCGTGTAAAAGGGGTACGCGGATCAGGAAACGAGAATGGTAAAATAGAATAAGAACTGTATGGGGTATGATATGAATTGTAATGCTGTCATGAAAAAGCTTCAGCGCGCCATACTGTCCACGGGGCTCGTAATCAAAATTTCTACCAGCCAGTTTTACAGCGAAGAGCAGGACAGGATGATAACGATGTGGATCTTAACAACACCTACACTTCAAAACGGGCGGAACGGATGGAGGATGAAGGACTACGAGATATTGCGAACAGCGAGCGCGATTGAGGCGGTAAAGTGTTTGGCGGACATATGGGAACAGACGAAAGGATGGGGACAGGATGATTAGAGAAATGATTCCGTGGCATTTTTTCGTGTCAGGAATGATAATAACATTCCTGCTCGGGCTTATGATCGGGACGAAGAGTGACGTGATAAAAATCATATGTCAAATTGGGATTATATCGCTTTCCCTGGTGGTATTTTTTGTCTCATAAAGAAGTAGAGGACGGTGAGAGAATGCTAACACCAAAGCAAAAGGCATTTGCGGATGAATATTTGAAGAATGGCGGGAATTTATCCGATGCGGCCAGAAAAGCCAAATATTCTGATGCAGTCATTAAAAATGCAAGAAAAAATATCTTGGAAAAGCGTGGAGTTTCAGCATATATAGCAGAACGGCAGGCGGAAATCGAAAAACAAGCCGGAAGAGATATTATGTCTCTGACAGAAATTCAGGTACGTCGATCCAAAATTGCAAATGGCCTTTTGACGGATTCCTTTGGATTTGCCCCTGATTTTTCCGACCAACTTAAGGCGATGAACGACCTTGAAAAAGCGTTAGCGATAAAGGAAGAACAGGATGCAAAAGAAAAGGCAGCAGAAGCCGCCAAAAATTCAAAAGATTATCATATAGACCTTGATGTGATTGCAGATGTGTTTCACCCGATGATACGGGATGTAAGGAAAGGGAGACATTCAGAATATGTTTTGCCTGGGAGACGAGGTTCAGCCAAGTCCTCCGCGATTTCCTGCATTATACCGGAGTTAATAAAGAATAATCCGAATATGCACGCACTTGTGTTACGGAAAGTTGGGAATACTATCAAAGATTCCGTGTACGCACAAATGAAATGGGCGATTGCAAAGTTGGGATTGGAAGATAATTTTCGTTTTAAAGTATCCCCGTTTGAGATTACGCATATTCCGACCGGGCAAAAAATATATTTCCGTGGAGCTGATGACCCGTTGAAAATCAAGTCAATCAAGCCGGAATTTGGCTATATCGGTATTTTATGGATGGAAGAATTAGACCAATTTGCGGGGCCGGAGGAAGCCAGAAGCATACAGCAGTCAGCTATCCGTGGCGGAGACAAGGCATATAGATTCAAGTCATTCAACCCTCCTAGAAGTAAGAATAACTGGGCGAATAAATATACGAATGAAGCGGAAACAAAGAATGACGATGCTATGGTGGTTAGAAGCACATACCTTGATGTAGATCCAGACTGGCTAGGAGCGCAGTTTATCAGTGACGCCGAACATCTGAAGGAAGTCAATCCAGATGCGTATGATAATGAGTACATGGGGAAGGCAAACGGAAACGGCGGAAACGTCTTTGAATATCTGGAATTACGGGAAATCACAGACGAGGAAATCTCACACATGGATAGAATATATCAAGGCGTGGATTTCGGTTGGTATCCAGACGCATATGCTTTTATTCGGGCGTATTACGACAGCACAAGAGAGAAAATCTATTTTATTGACGAAAACTATGTGCATAAGACGAGCAATGAGTTGACGGCACAGTGGATAAAAGAACAGGGCTACGATGATTACCGGATCATCTGCGACAGTGCCGAGCCTAAGTCAATCAATGACTATAGAGATATGGGACTTCCGGCAACGGGGGCTGCAAAGGGACCGGGTAGCGTGGAGTATGGTTTTAAGTGGTTACAGCGGCGCACAATCGTTATTGACCGCCACCGTACACCGAATGTCTATGATGAGTTTACAAAGTATGAGTATGACAGGGATAAGGACGGGAACATCATCAGTGGATATCCAGAAGGACAGGCAGACCACACTATAGCGGCCACACGGTACGCATTTGAGCCATTATTTAACAGGCGGGGCAATACGGCATAGGTGATACAGAAATGGGAATTTTATCAGCAGTAAAAAGGTGGATAGGCATGATTTTTAAAAAGCAGGCGGAGAAAGATTTTAGGGTAAAGGATACCACGTCAGCGCGGATGATGGCAAAGGTTGTAGAGTGTGCCAACATCTACCGCGGTGCGCCATACTGGCTAGACGCAGAAAACCGAATAAAGACTATAAATTTTGCAAAGGCGGTATGCTCCGAAACGGCGCGGCTCGTCACGCTAGGAATTAAAATCCAAATTGACGGCGGCGCACGCGGGGCGTGGTTGCAGGAGCAGATTGATAAAGCATATTATAGCCTACGACATTGGGTAGAGTATGGCTGCGCTTATGGCACGGTAATCATAAAGCCTAATGGCAGCGGGCTTGATATGTTTACTCCTATGGATTTTATCGTGACGGAGCAGGACGATAACGGGAATATAACGGGCGTTGTGTTTAAAGACAGCTATGCGGCTAACGATAAGCATTATACACGTCTAGAGTATCACAGGTTCGTTGATATGCATACAGAATCGGGCGTGATAAACCCGTATGTGATATCTAATCGGGCGTATGTATCAAGGAGCAGCGAAGCCCTCGGCGATCCTATCCCGCTGGAGCAGACAAAGTGGGCTGATCTGCTGGAGGAAACGCCGCCGATTCTCAAGGGCGGGAACGAAAGACTTGATTCCCCCATGTACGGAGTGTTCCGCACCCCTGCTGCAAACAACATAGATCTTTCCTCTCCGCTGGGAATGCCGATATACGCAGAAGCCATCGAAGAAATGAAAGACCTGGACATCGCATACAGCCGGAACGCCGGTGAGATATATGACAGCGAGAAGATCATCCTTGCAGATGACAGGCTGATGTTTGACAGCGGGACGAACCTTAACGGGCGCATCCCAGACGTTAAGCTTCCGCATTATGTAAAAAACGTGTTCGGCAACAGCCCGGAAGAGTTTTATCAGGAAGTTACGCCGCAGCTTAACACAGCCACACGTCTAGACGGGATCAATGCTCTCCTGTCCCAGATAGGGTATAAATGCGGGTTCTCGAACGGCTATTTTGTCTTTAACGAAGCGAGCGGCATCCAAACGGCGACAGGCGTGGAAGCGGAGCAGCAGCGAACCATCCAGTTTATTAAGGACGTGCGGGACAAGTTGGAGAGTTGCCTTAATGATGCTATATATGCCATGTCGGTGTATGCGGATTTATACGCGCTTGCCCCTGTCGGGGTTTATGAGGTCGTGTATGACTTTGGCGACATCACGTACAACCGCGAAGAGGACAGGGCACGCTGGTGGAGCTATGTTGTGCAGGGCAAGGTGCCCGCGTGGATGTATTTTGCCAAATTCGAGGGCATGACAGAGGACGATGCGAAGGCAATGGTGACGGAAGCCCAGCCAAAGGAAACGGGGCTGTTCGGGGAGGAATAAGCATGGATTTTGCGATTGTAGGACAGGGGATCGGAGACATCGGACGCGTTGAGAATCGCTGGAATGAACTCTTTGATTCTTTGAAAAATGTAGAAAACGCGGTCAAAGAAATTGTAAGAATGCTGCGGGAAGTCTATGAAAAAATAGAAAGAGCAGTCGATGAAGTTATGATTGAATGGGAGAGACGGCGAAAGACACGAAGGTATATGGCATTAAAGGTCTTGAGTGTGTATACAGAGACAGATATGTTGGATATTAGGAGACTGTTAAGACGCATATATAGGGCGCGAAGCTGCTGCTAATAAGGAGAGAGTAATGGAACCGATAACCAGAGAAGAGTATTATCTAGCAAAGATTGCAGGGACATATAAGGGCAAGACACCCGAGCCCGTGACTATTGATGAATATTATCTTGCAACTATGGCGGGGGATTATTCCGGCAATACCCCGCAGCCCGTCACGAGATTGCAGTATTACATGGCAAAGGTAGCAGGAGTATGGGGCGGAAGCATCCCTGCGCCTGTGACACGATTAGAATATTACTGGGCGGCGATTGCCAGCGGAGAGGGGAAAGTCTTTCCGCCTGTGACACGAGAGGAGCATTTCTTGGTGCTGGTAGCCGATGCGTACAGCGTTGTGCTCACGGTCGTTACCGGCAACCCCGCCCTCTTGGAAAATTCAAAGGGGAATCGTGGGATGGAATCCCTTACCCTCTACGGCAAATCAACGCAGGTGAGCACGACTGGGGCGCAGTTGTTGCCGTTTGAGGTAGGAGAAAAGCGAGAAGGGCTTGAAGTATTTAAAGATGGGATAGCGATATCCGGTGCAAGAAATGATGACATCTATGCAGTGGGACGCAGTGGCATGGGCAACGAAAGTTCATACGACGATTTCCCGTTATTAGCATCTGGGGAATATTATGTTTATTCAGATGGTGAATTTGTGAATTTATTTGTCGTTGCATTTAGAAATGGGATAAATATCACATTGGGAGGTTCCAGGAAAGGAGTTGCGGTAAAAATAAAAGTAATGGATGGAGATAAGTTTCGGATATTCCTCAGACTCGAAGAAGCCTTTAATGGCAAGGTTAAGGCGATGATATCCAAAACACAGCCAACTGCGTCCAATTACGAGCCCTACACCGGCGGCAAGCCCTCCCCGTCACCGGAGTCCCCGCAGGAGATTAAGAGCGCGGGGCAGAGCGGGGAAATAGGGGTTACGGTTACAGGGACGAACCTTCTGCCGTTTGAGGTGGGGCAGAAGGGTAATGGATTTGAGGTTTTTGCGGATGGTGTGCAAGTTGATGTTGACAGGGAAACAGATATTTATGCTGTTGGACAGAATAATGGCAACGTTGAAAGTGGGTATGATGAATTTGCGTTGATGACAGCGGGAAAATATTATATTTATTCAGGCACACAGGATGTATATCTGTATGTCGTTGTATGGAGAAAAGGGAAAAATGTTATATTGGGGTATTCCGTCGGAACAAATGCAGCACAAATAGAAATAATGGATGGAGATAAATTCCGAATATTTCTTCGGACTGCGGCAGCCTTCAAGGGCAAGGTCAAGGCGATGATAACCAGAACCCCCATGAATGCTACTTCCTACGAACCCTACAAGCCCGTCCAGAAGCTCATCGTTCCAACACCCAACGGTCTGCCCGGGATCCCCGTATCCTCCGGCGGCAATTATACGGACGAGAAAGGTCAGCAGTGGGTGTGCGACGAGGTTGATTTTAAAAAGGGAGTGTATGTGCAGAGGATCGGTAAAAAAACAATTACATCGAAAGACATTTTTTTTAAAAGTGGTTTGAGCACGGATGATGTTAATTATTTTGGGTTAAATAAATTTTTTGTGCATATCGGTACAAGAGGCGAGAAAGATGTACTTATGAGCAATTGTTTCGTTGCTGGGATTTATCAAAACTTTGGCGCGTTAGGGAAAATATTTTTAGGTAGCGCGTCTGGTAACGTTATATATTTTTCTGTTAATGCACAAAAATACCCAGACGTAGAAACTTTTAAACAGTGGGCGGTAGAGAATGGACTGATGTTTTTATATCAATTGGCTGATATTGTTGAAACTCATCTAACCGCCGAAGAGCTTTCTGCTTACAAAACCTTGCGCACATACAGCCCAACAACGACCGTGATAAACGATGCGGACGCGTGGATGAGCGTGGGATACGCAAAGATGAAATAAGGGTACGCCATAAAATGCGGGAGGTGGTAGAATGGAACTGGATACGAAAGTTGGGGACGTGGAGATTAAGCTCGATACGTCCCGCATAGACGATAATCTGCTGGAAGCCCAGAAGCTTTTGAATATGCAGGTAGTGGCGGACAGCGCCCCCTTCGTTCCATTCCGGCAGGGTGCACTAAGAAACAGTGTAAGATATCCAGACGGGGTATACGGCGGCATCGTTGAGTATGACACGCCATATGCTCATTATTTGTACAAGGGCGTTGTGTACGGTCCGAATATCCCGCTTAAAGACGCAGAGGGGAACATCATAGGGTGGACATCCCCTCCCAGCAAAAGCCCGACGCAGAGACGGATTAAATATCACGAGCCGGGAACAACGTCTGAATGGTTCGAGGAAGCCAAAAGGCGGCATAAAGACGACTGGCTGAATCTTGTGAGAAAAACGGTGGGGAAAGAGTGATGCTGAGACCAGAGTATTTTGAAGGGAAAGCTGACCGGATATTAGAACTCTATGAACGGCTGGAAAACTTTATCCTGCGGGATATCGCCAGAAGGATTTTAAAATCCGGGAAAATCACAGCCACGGCGGACAGGTTGCTGTACAGGCTGGAGCAGTTGGGGGAAAGCCGGGATGAGATACAGCGGCGTATCATGGAACTGACAGACCTGAGCGAAAAAGAACTGCGGAAGCTCCTGCGTGGTGCCGTGCTGACATCGTGGGAAGATGATGCGGTTACACTGTCAGAAATGGGTGTCGCGGCGCAGTCTCCGCTTGAAAATGCACGCTATATGGCTGTTATCGAAGCAGAGTACATAAAAAGCCGAACAGAGCTAAAGAACCTAACAAGGACGACGCTGGAGCAAAGCCAGAAAGACCTTGTGGCGCTGCTCGACGAAGCCGATGTAAGGGTGGCAAGCGGAGTGCAAAGCTATCCCGCAGCCATAGCGGATGTGCTGGATGCGTATGCGGGACGCGGCGTTATGGTGGATTACCCGACGGGGGCGCGAAGGACGCTGGAAGCGGCGGTACGATGCTGTGTAGTGACGTCGATGAATCAGACGGCGGCGCAGCTGACAAACAGGTATATCGTGGACAGCGGAACAGAGTATGTGTTGACCTCGGCGCACCTCGGGGCAAGAGTAAGGCGCGACGGGCAGCCCTTGCTTGCAGGTCATGACGAATGGCAGGGACGGGTGTTTAAAATTGACGGAAGCGAGCCGGGATATCCGAACCTGCTGGAATCGACAGGTTATGATATTGATTTAACCACAGGAGATGGCAGGGTTGTAGATATGAGAGGGCTGCATGGCTATAACTGTCGACACGGCCATATGTTGTTTGACAAGCGGATGAGGAATCCCTGGAGGGACGCGGAAGGGAATCTGCTGGATGGAAGCGGAAATAAAATTACCGATGCTGAGAATCTAAAACGGTATGAGGACAGCCAGAAGCAGCGAGCTATGGAGCGCGGAATCCGAAAGACGAAACGACAGTTGATAGTAAAACAGGAAGAGCTTGCATGGGCGTCCGGCGCGGAACGGGAAAAGCTCCAGCAGGAATATGATAAGCTGGCTTACCGATTGCAGGGACAGAACAGGGCTTATAACCAGTATTGCGAAGAACATGGATTACAGCCGCAGTATGATCGGAATGCATTAGCGGGATTTGGATACCCGCAGCAAAAGGCAGTAAATAAAGGGGCAAAAAGATATGCGGAGAACGAACCGATTTGAATATTACAATCCAAACCCCTCGAAATGGCAAAGAGTAGGGGATTGCACTGTGCGCGCATTGTGCAAGGCTTTAGGGCAAGATTGGGATACAGTTTATGTAGGTTTGTCCGTGTATGGTTTTTCGTTGTCTGACATGCCAAGTGCTAATAGAGTCTGGGGCGCGTATCTGCGCGAGAACGGATTCCGCCGGTATATCGTAGACGACCACGGACAGCATGTTTACACGGTAGATGATTTTTGCCGAGACCATCCAGCAGGGACGTATGTGCTCGGGATAGACGGCCATGTGGTGTGCGTCAAAGATGGACATTACTGGGACACATGGGACAGCGGTCAGGAGATACCGATATACTACTGGGAGAAATAAGGAGATAGGCACTATGGAAACGATACAGGCTATACATCTTAATCTGGCACAGACACAATAACACAATAAGGGGAGTAATTTTGAAGGTATGTGATTTTACAGTATTTGAGTTGGATTTTTTCCGCGAATACTGCAATTTTACACCTGATGAACGGCAGCTTTTTGAATTACGGACGCAGAATATCCCGCTGGAAAGATGTGCGGAGATGATGAACGTGAGCGTGTCCACTGTGAAAAGAATGAGCCAGCGAATAAACAAAAAGATAATACGGGTATGCTGATTTGATACTTTTGTAAGCCTTTGATGAACTGTCAGAGGCCTATTTTTTATGCCATAATTTAGCTATAGAAAGTTATTGAATTAGTCATAGGAGGCGCAGGCATGGCATTACCATATCAAGGGTATGGCTATAATCCGTATCAGTATGGACAAATAAATCCATTACAGCCGCAGATGGACAGGCTGGCGCAGATGCAGGCTCAATATCAGCAGCCGCAGCAGACGCAACAGGTAAATCAGGGGATTTTGTGGGTGCAAGGCGAGGCTGGAGCTAAATCTTATCTTGTCGCTCCAAATACAAGCGTCCTTTTGATGGACTCCGAAAACTCTAATTTTTATATAAAGACTACCGATGCCGCCGGGATGCCGACGCTCCGCACCTTTGCTTACAAAGAGGTCACGGTGGGCGCGAAAGAGCCACAGAAACAGGAGGAAGTGAACTTAGACGATAAATACGTTACTCGGAAAGAATACGACGATTTGAGAAGCAAATATGAAGAATTATATAGTTATCTCGAAACGGCAACAAAGCCGGAAGGAGGCAGACATGGCGAATCCCTTGTTTGAGGCCCTGAATGGTAATAGAATGGCCGGAATGCTGGAACAGTTCCAGCAATTCCGAAAAGAGATGGAGGGCAGAAATCCGAATGAAGAGATTAACAGGCTGTTGCAGTCTGGCAAAATAAACCAGCAACAGTTAAATCAAGCCCAGCAGATGGCGCAGCAGATGCAGGGTATGTTTAAAAGCTTTTTTAAATAGTACACAACCGGGTGCACACGGTTTTGTAAATACATTATCGAAGGAGATAATTACTATGACAGACGGTTTAACCGCTTCTGATGTTGCCGTATTAACCGGCGGCACAGGAAAAAATGACGGCTTCGGCGGAGATTGGGGTGCATGGATTATCCTTTTCCTGATTTTCGGTATGTTTGGCTGGGGCGGCTTCGGCGGCTGGGGCGGAAATGGTGGAGGAGCAAATTCTCCCGCATTTCAGGGTTATGCAACCCGCGCTGATATCGACGCAGCGCTGTCCACGCAGGGCATCGAAAATGGTATCCAGAACCTTTCCGGCCAGCTTTGCAACGGCTTTGCCGGCGTAAACGCCAACATGGCAAATCTGGGTTATCAGACGCAGCAATGCTGCTGCGATACCCGAGAGGCTATTGCTGGCGTAAACTACAACATGGCAGCCCAGACAAACATCCTCCAGAATACCGTAAACAACGGATTCCGCGATGTAATTGACGCGCAGAACGCCGGGACACAGCGCATCATCGACCTGTTTACACAGGACAAGATACAGTCTTTGCAGACCGAGTTACAGTCCGCACAGCTCCAGCTGTCTAACAACGCACAGACAAACAGCATCTTAAATGCTTTGAGACCTACACCCGTTCCGTCTTATCCGGTCATGTCCCCGTACACGTCCATCGTAAACCCGACAGGCTTTAGCTTTGGCGCCGGATGTGGCTACGGAGGCAACACGGGATGCGGATGTTAAAACTTCAGACGGAGTATCTTCGTGGCATTTTGCCATGATGTTCGGCTGATGCCGTTATTCACAAAAAGGGGCAGGCTGAGAACGTCTGCCCCTTTTGAAATGAAGGGAGAATAAAATGATTGAGTTAGTAAACACAACGCCGGTCACGGTCCCAGTAGGGCAGTCCATCCCGTTTTCGGCAGTGGCAACAAAGGGCGGATGCGCAGAAAGACACAGGGCTGGAAGCGCGCAGATAACGCTTGTAAAGCCCGGTAGATATCTGATCACATTTTCCGGGAACGTCGCAGTACCGACTGGGGAAACGGTAGGAGAAGTGGCGCTGGGAATTGCCAGAGATGGGGAAATTCTCGGCGGCACGGTGATGCGTGCCACCCCTGCGGCAGTAGAGCAGTATTTTAACACATCGTCCCAGACATACGTCGATGTGTTCTGTGGATGCTGTGAAAACGTTTCCATCAAAAACGCAGGGACAATTCCTGTGTTAGTAGACAATCCGAACATAACAGCTGTTCGGGTTTGCGGTTAAGGAGGGCAGACCATGAGTTACAAATTGATGCAGAATATCCGGGAAGAACTGGATAAAATCGCGGAAAAAGGTCTGAACACAGGCAATCTTGAGACCGCATACAAATTGATAGACATGTTGAAAGACATGGAAAATGTGGAATACTGGAAGTGCAAAGAGGGCTATTATAACGCCGTTCTCGACGAAATGGAAGGCGGATATAGCCAGGCAGGAGACCACAGCGAGAGGCGGAAACGCGACAGCCGTGGGAGATACAGCAGGGATGATGGAATGAGCATGACGGCCTATGACGATGGATCATCCTATGCGCGACGTGGGGAGCACTATGTAAAGGGGCACTATAGCCGTGGAAACGGAAACAATGACCCTTATGATGATTACATGGAAAACAAGCAGTCTTATCGCAACGGCAAGTCTGAGGATTGCAAGCGGCGTATGCTGGCCGCTCTGGAAGAGCATATGGATGCACTGACGGAAGAGCTGGGAGATCTGTCAAAAGATGCAGACTGCCGAGAAGAGAGGGAGACCATTTCGCGGTATATCGAAAAATTACGAAAGATGATGTGAGTAAAGGCGGCGAGGAAACTTGCCGCTTTTGCTTTAAACATGGGTACGCCATAGTTTTTTTTGTTTGGTAAAATGTATTAAAGGCTATGGAAAGGAATGATCATTATGGAGATCAAAAGGGTATACTGTCCTGTCTGTAATAATAAAACGCGGTCAGCATTCCGCAAGGATACGACAGCGCATAATCTTCCGGTGTTTTGCCCGAAATGTAAAACGACCAGCCTCGTGAATATTGAAAACGGAAAGGCAGAGCCTATCGTCCGTTAAGTGCCAGACGCCAGACGCAGAGCCAGTGATTTGTAAGGATTTCTTACAGATTGCTGGCTCTTTTTTGTATTTGTATTTCCTCCTTTACAGCACACAGCCTTGCGGGAAGGTTGAAAATGCGGTTCGACTCCGTCTGTGTGCAATCCTGTAAATCGTAATTGCAGGAAAATCCATCCCATCTTTCTTTGTTTTTGCCACCGTGCATGGAAGCAGCCGGGTTCAAGCCCCGGCGCACGGTATAGGTGCATTGTTTAGACAGCGCCGATCATTACGCTTTTCGCCCGGTCCGCTACCCCGGGCGCTTTGTGGGATAGCTCAGGAGGTAGAGCAGCGGCCTTATAAGCCGTGTGTCATGGGTTCAATTCCCATCCCCACAACTACCCCGCCCGTGGTTTATCGGGCTTAATCCATACCGCTGACGGGCGGTTAATCAATCACGTTTAGGAGGATAAAGATGCAGAATATTGAAGCAATTTTGACAGAACTGGGAATTGAGGTCCCGGCAGACAAAAAGGAAAACCTTACAAAAAAGGTGTCAGAAAATTACATCACAAAAGCTGAACACGAAAAGAAGTTGGGAAAGGCTGAGACCGACAGGGGCACGTGGAAGGCGAAGGCCGAGACTGCGGAAACCACTCTGAAAGGCTTTGAGGGCGTTGATCTCGACACTATGCAGAAAGAACTGTCTGACTGGAAGAAAAAGGCTGAGGATGCCGAGAAGGATGCGCAGGCAAAACTGTATGAAAGGGATTTTTCGGACGCTCTGAAAACAGAGTTTGAAGGAATTAAATTCTCGAGCGAAGCGGCAAAGCGCGCAATTATGGCAGAAGTCAAGGAGGCCGGATTAAAACTGAAAGACGGGAAAATCCTCGGACTGAATGACCTCATAACCCAGATGAAGGAAAAGGACGCTTCGGCATTTGTTGACGATGAGCAGCAGAAAGCACAGCAGAATCAGGCACGCTTTACACAGCCGACAAACAAGCAGGGGCAGGGCGGCGCGCTGACGAAAGACCAGATTATGAGCATCAAGGATGCTTCTGAGCGTCAGGCTGCAATTGCTGCGAACATGAGTTTATTTAATTAAAGCAGGAGGGCAATTATGGGGGCAAAGGCCAATATAATCGGAACAACAGATATACAGGTAACAGCCAGAGAGCTGGACTTTGTTACGCGTTTTGAACGCAACTGGCAGCATCTGCGGGAAATCTTGGGGATTATGCGCCCCATCAAGAAGCAGCCCGGCGCAGTGCTGAAAAGTAAATACGCGGAGGGGACGCTCGAGGATGGTGCAGTAGGCGAAGGCGAGGATATCCCGTATAGCAAATTTACCGTAAAGGAAAAGAAGTATCAGGAAATGACCATCGAGAAGTACGCGAAGGCCGTTTCGATTGAAGCAATCAAAGACCACGGTTATGACAACGCTGTCCAGATGACTGACGACGAGTTCCTCTATCAGCTTCAGGCGGGCGTGACAAAGAAGTTTTACGACTATCTGAAAACCGGAACGCTCACGTCCGAGGAAACAACCTTCCAGATGGCGCTTGCGATGGCAAAGGGCAAGGTTGAGAACAAGTTTAAGCAGATGCACCGGAACATCACCGGGGTTGTCGGCTTTGTGAACATCCTTGATGTGTACAAGTATCTCGGAGCAGCGAACATCACCATCCAGAATCAGTTCGGCTTCCAGTACCTGAAGGATTTTATGGGGTTCAATACAATTTTCCTCCTTTCTGACAGCGAGATCCCGGCTGATACGGTAATCGCTACACCGGTGGAAAACATCGTTATGTATTACATCGACCCCAACGACAGCGATTTTGCAAAAGCCGGCCTTGTGTACACCACCAGTGGCGAGACCAATCTGATCGGTTTCCACACACAGGGCAACTACAACACCGCCGTGTCGGAGGCGTTTGCGATCACCGGCCTTGTGCTGTTCGCGGAATACCTGGATGCCATTGCGAAGATTACCGTAAACGCGGGGGGTTAATGGCCGCCAGTACACCCCTAAATACTGACGGCGAACCGCTTTCGGGGGAAACAAGACGGAAGAGTAAGAGATAAGGAGGCTGACGAGATGGCATACACCACATTTACATTTTATGAACAGACCTATCACGGGAATGTCATCCCGTCGGATGAATTTGACCGTATCGCAGACCGTGCCAGTGACTTTTTGGACACAATAACCTTTGACCGATTGGCTGACGGCTTACCGTCTGATGAAAGGGCGGCGACAAAGGTACAGAAGGCCGTGTGCGCGGTCTGTGACAAATTATATCAACTGGATTTGGCAGAGAAGCAAGCGCTGTATTCCGCCGGGGGGACATCTTCCGGCGGGGCTGGCGGTGTTACTTCGGGAGTAATTACTTCCAAGTCTGCCGGTTCTGAATCAGTTTCCTACGCCTCCCCGTCTGAAATGGCAAACGGCGCAAAGGCATGGAGCGCGGTCTACCAGGCGGCCGGGGATGCACAGGAGACGAACAAGCTTTTGGCAGATGCGGCAATGCTTTATCTAGCAGGAGTGAAAAATGATGATGGCGTACCGTTGTTGTACGCAGGAACGAGGTAGATATGGAGATGTTGTTTACAAATATGACCGCAATTTTGGCGGTTATCGGCGCATTAGCGTTTATCGTGTCGGTCATCACACAGGTATTTAAGGGTGTAGGCGTGCTTGCAAAAATCCCTACGGATATCCTCGTGCTTGTCCTGTCCATCGGGATTACAGTGACCGCGTTTGTAGCATATATGCAGTACATCCAGCAGACTATTATTTGGTACATGATTCTGGCGGCTATTCTGGCGGGATTTTTAGTTGCTTTCGTGGCGATGTACGGATGGGAGAAGTTTGCAGAATTATGGAGCAGATTTAAGAAAGGCGAGTAGGAATGGGATATCGAACCAGTCGCAGTTACGACAATCTGGAACGCAGGATATTTGACGGCGTTGGAGAGTATGACATACCGGAAATATCCCCTGTGACTTATGAAGGCGGTTGTGACTGGATCGGATTTAATTATGCAAAATCTTGCAAAAATCCATCTGAAAAAGGCGTTCATTTCTTTTTGGATGATTACCAGTTTTGCCGCCTGTGGACAAACATAGACCGGTATATCCCGATGCTTCAAAGATTCCGCTATGTAATGTCTCCAGATTTCTCTACTTATACGGATTTTCCTAAGGCCATGCAGATATACAACCACTACAGGAAACACTGGTGTGCGGCGTATATGCAGGAGGCGGGAATACAAGTTATCCCGACGATCTCATGGAGCACGTCGGATTCATATGGCTGGTGCTTTGACGGAGATCCAGAGTGTGCTGCTGTGGCGGTATCTTCTGTTGGCTGCATGAACAGCAAGGAAAAAAAGGCGCTGTTTTTGGCAGGGTATGAAGAAATGGTGAGGCGGTTGCAGCCGGAGACGATCATCTTTTACGGTTCTGTGCCAGAGGAATGCATGGGAAATATCGTGAGAATCCGGGCGTTTACGGATAAATTTAACGAAGCTCTTTGTGAAATGAGGGATACCGATGAATGATGCGATAGTGACAATATTCAATTTTTACGAATCCAGCACCGCCGCCATCTGGTATCCTCATGTGCTTTCCGGCGTGCATCTGGAGACTGACCGGGGGCAGATTATGAAGCTGTACGGTCCAGACAGTACAGATAACGCACAGTTACATATCCCGTTCGGGGTCAAGAACGGGAGAAAAATTGTTGTTGATACCGTCGGAAAAGAATTGCCGTGGCTTCCGCCGAAGGAATGGAACAGACAGGTCAACGATTTGTTGCCCGACAGCATTACATTTAATCCGTCTACAGATTTTTTTATGGTAGGAGCATGGGACGGGGACAGTCCTGTGAACGATGCAGATTATACGGACAGGCGATATGAAGGGTTTTACGCGTTTATGAATACCGAAAAGGATTTTGTTTATCTTATATCGTCAGTGGGCGGACCATATGCGATAATTCCGCATTTTGAAATCTTAGGGAAGTAGGTGGAGGAAAATGGCTGAACCTATCGGGAATGATGCTACCGGCTATGATGTTTTGACGGCGGCAATGAAGTCGCTGCTTAACCAGTTTCAGGGGCTGTATCCGGATGAAGTAATTAAATTCGAAGAGCTCGGGTCTGAGGATGGCATTGCGTTTTCCAATGATTCCGGGGCGCTGGTGTATACAGAAAAAGAAGATATACTCGGGCGGATATATCAGGAATGCCGGTATCCCTGCTTTGTAGTATACCGTTCGACCACGGGAGCAAGGGAACGGCAGAAAATCACTATTCTGGAATTCCTGGACACGCTGGGGCGCTGGCTTTGCCACGAACCCTCCGGGATTGAAGGGAAAGAGTACGAAAAAGCGGTATACCCAGATCTGACCGCAGGGCGGAGGGTTGAGCGGGTAACACGCGGAAACGCATATGGGACACAGCCGCAGGAGAATGGCGTGCAGGACTGGGTTCTACCGGTTACGGTTTTTTATAAAAATGTTATCGAGCCTGAAATTTAAGAAAGGAAAAAAGCAATGAAAAGACATTTGTTGAGACATTTTGTCGATGTAAAAATGGACACGACCTCTGAGGGGACAGCGGCAGACTACCGGCTTCTGGGAACGGGTATTACCTCTTTAACGGAGGAAATGAACCCCGAGACGGAGACGGTACAGTACATCAATCAGGAAAACGGATCTACGGACCTTAAATCCTATACGCCGTCCATCGAAGTTGAAAGGCAGAACGTAGACGAAGAGGATCAGGGTCTTACAGACTGGTTTAACAAGATGATAGACACGCTGCCCGTCGGAGCTGATGCCATAACATCCTATGTCCGCGTGAGAGTTTCCGGCGCTGGACCTGAATATCCGGCAGTCCGCCGTCGCTGCGTTGTGAGTGTAGGTGGCACAGGTGGCGATGCAGGGTCAAACGTGACAGATACACTGACTCTGGGTGGCAGAGGTGACGGAGAAGCTGGAACGTTTAACGTAACCACAAGAAAATTCACGGCGACGCCCGCGTCTGACAGGGCTTTAACGGAATAAGGAGGACAAGATGGGAGCAGCAAGTTTACGAGTAGACAGTGGCGTCAAACGCATTGAGGTCAACGACAACGGCGATTATATTGCGGTCAACATCTCTGACAACAGTTTTTTTAAGCGTTTTGACGATTTTGTGGCATGGCTGAATGCAAAAAACGAGGAAGCCGATAGGATTGCTAATGATTCTTCCGGTGATTTCACGGAACGCTTCGGAGCGTATGACGCTTTATGCAAAGAGGCCTGCGCTGAGTTGGATTCTCTGTTTGGGAGCGGGTGTTGCAAAAAGGTGTTCCCTGACGTGGATTCCCCGGGAATGGAGCTTATCGCGGACTTTTTAGACCAGATCATACCGATTCTTCAGGGCTTCGCCACTGAACGAAATCAGAAAATCACAAGCAAATACAGCCCGAACAGGAAAGGGGCGCGAAGCAATTAAATGTGGAATGTGCTGCTTGATAAATTTCCAACAGAATATGAGGGTTTCCGCATAGACGAAGCCTTCCAGACAGGGATCCAGATTTCACAGGCTTTGCAAGATCCGGACCTGTCAGACGATGAAAGGTTGGCTGTAGCGCTGGGGCTGCTGTATCCGTCAGAGGATGGGGACGGCAGCCCTTCTTCTTTACCCGATTTAAAAACTGCCGTGGATGGCCTTAGGTGGTTTCTGAGCGGGTGGTATACCGACAACCGCCCGAAGAATGAGGACAAAGTTCCGGTAACAGATTTTGACATAGACCAGTGGCGCATCTATTCAGCATTTCTGGAGAAGTACGGAATCGACCTGAACCGGTCTGACATGCACTACTGGGCGTTCATGGGACTGCTGTCCACGCTCGGTGAATGCGCATACACGAACGTCATAGCCATCCGGCAGCAGAAAATAGACCCTAAGATGGACACGCGTGCAAAACAGGCATTGCAGGAGCAGAAACAAATATTTGCAATAGAGCGGGAAGAGGAACTGACAGAAGAGGAACAGGAAGACGTTGACGCTTTTATGAAATGGATCAAGGTAGGAGGCTGATATGCCGAAATATGACGGTTCGATACGGATAAACACAAAAATTGAAACAAAAGATTTAAACAGCCAGATGATGCGCGTGTCTAATGCCATAAAAAAAGACAGCGCGGCTTTAGATTCTCTCAATCGCAAAATGGAAGAATTTTCGCAAAAGAAAATCCCGACAGAAAAATTTGCAGAATTACAAAGAGAGTTAGAAAAGGCAGAATCCGAGTATTCAAAACTGCAGGCCCGTATGTCACAAAAGGGGGCGGCAACGTCTGAGTATAAAGCTTTACAGAAAGACCTCGTTGCGGCGCAAGGAGAGCTGTCTAAGCTTGTAGCACGTCAGACAGACTGGGAAAACATGGGGGTACCTCAAACCGGCGGCGCATGGGACGTACTAAATGAACAGGTTGCAGCCGCATCCGACCGTGTAGATGATCTGAAAGAAAAGCTTCAGCAGATGGAGAACAGTGGAAAGGCGTATACCCCGAAGGTGGACAAGGCTCAACTGGATGAAGCGGCTCAAAAAGTAGATGAAATCAAGGAAAAAATAAACGCGGAGAAAGCATCCGGCGCTGCGTTTGTATCCCCGAAAGACACGGAAGAGTTTCAAAAAATGTCTGCAAAAGCGTCTCAGCTTGCCGGAAACATAGATGTTTCAAAGCGCAGGATGGCAGAACTTAACGCGAAGCAGAAGCCCATCAAAAAAGAATTTGACCGGATGAAGAATTCTGCCGATAAAGCATTTAAAACAGCCTCGTCCGGCGCGGAAAAAATCGCGGGGCTGTTCAGCGCCCTTGCGTCAAGGCTAAAAGGAATCGCATTCTCATCAAAGAAAAGTGCAGGGATGTTCAGCACATTTGCGTCAAGGCTGAAAGGTATCGCGTTATCGCTTTTGGTATTTAACTGGATAACAAAAGCATTTAATGCGATGGTGTCCGGAATGCAAAAGGGATTCTCAAACCTTGCAAAATATTCTGAGCCGTTGGCAAATTCATTTCAGACGCTAAAAAATTCCCTGGTTACGCTTGGAAATGCGCTTGCAGCTGCCTTTGCACCGATTGTCCAGATAGCAATTCCGTATCTAAATGCGCTTATAAACGGGATAACGCGGGCGATAACATACGTGGCGCAGCTTATTGCCATCCTCGGCGGGAAAAGCACATTCATCCGAGCGAAAAAGATACAGGATTCCTATAACGATTCCCTGAATGGAACAGCAGAGGCGGCAAAAAAGGCGGCCGGAGCTTTGGCAAAATTTGATGACCTGGATGTGCTGCAAAAGCAGGACAATTCCGGCGGCGGTGGAGGTGCGGGTGCTGATGGAGGATTTGAAGAAGTACCAATAGATAATAAATGGTTGAAAATAGCCGATTGGTTAAAAGAAATGTGGGAAAACAGTGACTTCTATGAGCTTGGTAAGTTCTTGGGGGAAAAGCTGAAAGAAGCTCTGGATAATATCCCGTGGGATGATATCAAAGAATCTGCTCGGAGAATTGCTCACAGTATAGCAACCTTTATCAACGGATTTATTGAGGTTGAAGGTCTTGGATACTCGATTGGTACAACGCTTGCACAGGCTATCAACACCGCATTTGAGTTCTTGAATGAATTTGTGCATACAATTCACTGGGATTCGATAGGTGCTTTTATTGCAGATACCTTGAATGGTTTTTTTGAAAGCATTGATTGGGATGTTATTTATGACACCTTTGTGACAGGAGCTAAAGGGCTGGCAGATGCGATCAATTCGTTTACAGATTGGTTTAACTGGGACAATGTTTCAAATACAATATCTAATTTAGTCAATACGTTTGTCGATACCGTGTACACATTTTTTTCAACCGCAGACTGGGAGGCTATTGGAGCCAATATAGGTCAACAGATTTCCAAAACTGTAAAAAATATTGACTGGAAAGCGGCAGGCGAGGCGTTTTCAAAAGTAGCTACATCTATTCTCGAAATGATAAAGGCGGGATTGGAAGAAATCGATTGGGATGAAGTTGGTATTGCAATCCGCGACTTTTTGGTAGGAATTGATTGGGCAACGCTTTTGAAGGATGTGGGCGACATCATTTCAGAGACACTGAACGGCTTGATTCATACAGCATATGCAGCTCTTGGCGGAAATGATGAAGAGTTTACAAAATGGCAGGAAAACAATCGAAAAGCTCGTGATGAAGCTGGAAAGACTTATGAGGAATTAGGGACAAAGGCAGAAGAATACTTGACCCGTCAGAGGAAAATAACAGATCCGTCAACATGGGATATTACTATAGTAGCTAGAAAAATGGCTCAAATTGCATCTGAAGCATTTGACGGTATGATGGAATCCCTTTCTAATTTCTGTGAAGCTGCTGGCGCATTCTTGGGCGAAAAATTTACAGAAATCACAGAAAATGCCTCGTTAAAGTGGAGCGAGTTTAAGATATGGTGGGATGAGTTTTGGACAGAAATTTTGGAAAATATATTGTCGGTGTGGGAAAATATCAAATTATTTTTCGCGGAAACCTGGGAATCCATCAAAGAGACTGCAGGGGTAATTTGGACACCGATCAAAGAATTTTTCCTTGAAATCTGGGGAGAAATCCGTGATAAAGCGGTGGAGATTTGGGAAAAAGTAAGAAGCACATTTGAAGAAAAGATGAACAAAGTCAAGGAAAAATCGACGGAGATTATCAAGAAATTTGATGACTTCAAAACGAGTGTAAAAACAGTTTTTGAAGCTGTGAAATCCAAAGTCGAAGAAACTATCAAGCCGGTTATTGATTTGATTCAGAATTTTACAGATAAAATTCGTGCTGCAATCTCGGCGGTTAAAGACTTTTTTGCAAGTGGATTTGAAAAAGTGGGGGAGATATTCGGCGGAATATTTACTGGTGGAGGATCATCGCATACGCGAACAATGTCCACGCAGCCGTATGCCATAAGCGAAAGCTTTGCATCTCGTACCCTGCGAGATATCCCGGCGCTTGCATCTGGCTCGGTAATCCGTGGCGGCAACCCGTTCCTGGCGATTCTGGGCGACCAGCGGGCAGGGCAGACCAACATCGAAGCGCCGATAGGCACAATAAAACAGGCTGTGTCTGAGGTAATGGCAGAGAGCGGCGGCGGATTTAGAACGGCGAAAATTGTCTTGCAGGTAAACGGGGTAGATCTGGCGCAAGCTACACTGCAGGATTTCTTATCGGAAGCAAGCAGGCAAGGATATGATCTGGAGGTGATCGGAGGATGATTTTTACACGCGGCATATACATAGATGGGGAGTATTTTAACATCCCCATCGTGTCCATAAAAAGAAACGCGGATTTCCTCGACAAATTCGCCGAAAGAGTTGAAGCGGGAGAGCTCCTGCGTGAATTGATAGGCGTGTATTTTAACTACACAATGTCGGTCGGGAAGAGCAGCTCGTTCCCGGATGGCGTATATAAACGTTTCTGGGATAAGGTTACAGAGCCCGTCCCATTCCATATTATTTCGCTGCCGTCAGATCCTGGTTATTACGAATACACAGCTTATATATCCAGCGTCTCTGATGAATACGAGAAGATAACACAGGATAGCGCTGATTATAAAGGGTTTACCTGCAAGTTTACGGCGAAAGAACCGGCAAGGAGACCATGATGAAAACAGAATTTTATGTCGAATACAATCTGTATGACACGACTGCTCTGCCTGATGCAAAAGAAAGCACAGAGAGCAATGCTGCTTTTGGGGATATGGGGCTGTTTAAGTCAAAAGGCAGCCCACCAAAATACGCTACACTGGAACATAATTTTTTCGTGTTGGATGGGAGTCTTAGCGAAATGCCAGACACGCCGACGGACATCCCATTTTTTTCGGATGTGCAAGCGGGCGCAGATGGAATTTTCAAAAAACAGCCTGTAATCAGAATAGATTTTACCGAAAATCATACCTCTATCGGGCTGACTTTTCATTTTTCGGAAACATTCCCGCTGGAGATGGAAGTGACATGGTACGACCTCGGCGGTACATATAAATCGCAAAAACGTTTCTTTCCGGACAAACTGAATTATTTTGCCGAAAACCAGGTGGAGGAATACGGACGCATTGAAATCCGATTTGTACGTGCCCTACCGTGGCACAATGTAAAGTTAAACTATCTCGAGTATGGCACAACGTTTATCTGGGGTCCGGATGTCATAAAAAGCGCGAAGCTCGTAAATGACACAGATCCTATCAGTAACCAAATCAAGACGGACAAGATTACGTTTGACTTTGTTGACCCTGATGATGATTTTAATATTGGCAAAATCGACGGGTTGCACAAAACATTGCAGAAAAAGCAGAGAATGTTACCCTATGAAATCGTTGACGGCGTGAAGATGCCGCTGGGTGTGTTTTTCATGGAATCTAACAGTACCACCAAAAATGTCACCCAAATATCGGCGATCGACTACAAAGGGATGCTTGCTAATGTGGATTTTAAAGACGGGCGGATATACGCCGGAGAAACGGCGGAAAGTGTGATCGAAGAGATTATGACAGCGGCAGGGATTGAAGATTATACGGTTGAGGAAGAGGTGGCGCAAACGCCCCTGTATGGCACGCTTAAAATCCAGACCTGTCAAAAAGCTCTGCGTGAGGTATTGTTCGCTTGCGCTGCGATTATGAACACATCCCGCCGGTCTGGAATCGAAATACGAAAATCGACCAGAAAAATATCGACAACGATTCCGCGCAGCCGGAAATTTTCCACGACGTTAAAGGCAGATCCTTATGTGTCAGACGTAAGCGTAAAATATAAAACGTGGGTGTTGGACGCGGCGGAAAGCGAGATTACGAAAGGCACATACGATCCGGGGATACATACAATTCAGCTCACAAGCCCGGCAGCGAACATGAGCGCATCTGCGGGGAGGATTGTCAAACAAATGCCGTACTATGTTGTGCTGGAAATCGCGGGAAACGCACGTGCAGAGGTCACGATCACGGGGCACAAATATGTTGGTACAGAGCTGGCTACACTGTCCAGAATCGAGCATATAAAGTCCGGTGAAGTGCGGAACACGAAAACATTTTCCGGAACGCTTTTAAATTACGAAAGCGCACAGAAGGTTGCAGACAATATCCTGGATTATTACCAACTCCAGCAGATCATCCAGACACGCCATTTGTCCGCAGAGGAAAAAGCAGGGGACTGGGCGGAGATTGAAAATACCTTGCAAATGCACGGAAATTTTGTCGCCTGTATAGAATCCTTTAGCGTTGACCTTACAGGTGGATTTGTGGGTACGGCAAAATGCCGTGGATATTATAAAATAACATCAGAAGAGTATTATTCCGGCGAGCTGTATTCTGATGAGAAGGTAGGGATTATCTGATGGAATGGGTGTATGACCGAACGCAGGCGGACGTTGAACGGGCAAAGGTTTTGAATGATAAATACGCTGCAGGGACAATCTCCGAAGAAGAAAAAATGGAATGGGCTGCCGGAATGAAGGGAGCGTTGAATGTAGCGGATTTGAACCGGATCGAAAGTAACATCCGTGAGATAGCTGAAACTTTGGCGGTAAGCGTGACGGTGAAGACATGGGGGGCGAATCAGATTCCGCGAGTAAGTGATTTTAAACGGATCTGCGACAACGTGCAGCGGATCCGTGAAGCGTGGAGTGCTTTGAAAGATACCCCTGCCACACCAGACCCGCCGCTGATTACTTATCAAAAATGGAACGCCATAGAACGGATCTTGCACGATGTCAAATATGTATATGACAGAGTTATGGGCAGTTATTATTATTGCGGCGATGAAATCTACGCCGGGGAAGGAATAGGGATTTTATAATGGCAGAGACATGGTTTACGCCAAAAGAGTGGAAAGCCCGCCTTGTGGAATTTGCAGGGCGGCGGCTTCTGAGAAACGTTGCAAACGGAGAATCAACAACGTATGACGTTTCCCGCAGTGAGGGGCAGGTATCGCAGGAGGGCGATGCGTTTAACACTAAAAACATGAACGACCTAGAACAGCGAATCGCAAACGGATTTGCGAATGCAAAGACCAATATTGATTCACTCAACGACAATGGTGCGATCAAAGGCATGGACGCTAGAGAGGACGGGGTTTATATCACATACTCCACTGGTGCTGATACAGTAACAAAAAAATTGGGTAAGACAGATCGGCATGTTATTAAATCAGGGGTTGGAAATGGATCGTTTTCTGTTGCCCATATATCCGGCTATGAAAAATTGACTGCAGAGGACTTTGCTTTTGTAGTTACAAATGCCACAACATCAAGCTCACATAGAGATAGCGACTATGGAGGTAGGACAGCTTATGATCCTGTTGCCACTTGTTCACCTGCCTTGGGATATGATGCGTCAACTGGGACTATTACAATTACCGGATGTGCAGGCAATAAGTCTCAAAACGGACCAGCAAACTCTGTTGAGAACCGAGGGGTAGCATTAACCGGCACAGTGTATTTTTACGGGGATATGTAGAAAAAACCTAAAATACTAACAGAAAAGAGGTAAGAATATGAGAAAAATCGTATTTAAATCTGGCAAAGAATTGGAGATCGATGGAATTACCCAAAGCGGGAAATCCTTACAAATCTCTATAAAAAGCAGCGATGTGAAAAATATTATAGATATGTTTTCAGATGCTGCAAATACGGCTGTGATGCGATATTATATCGGGCTCGACTTAATATGCGGGTATGCAGGATTCAAAAGATTTGCGGGGATGGAATATACGCCTGACGTGATAGCATCCATCAATTACGAGCAGGAGGACGCAACCACAGAAAGCGGGTTTGTGGAATCCCATGTGGCTGTATGTACGGTGCATATGGAAAAAGTTGAAGAAGCAGGGCTGCCGGATGGACTGACTGATAAAGTCACAAAGCTGGAAAACGATGTTTCCAGCATCACGTCCGGCATCAATGAAATCAACGGTATTTTGGAGGACAAATGATATGTTTACGGAAAAAGCGAAAGAAAATCTCCTGGCAATGCTAGAGCAGGCTAAAATCAGCGCTGTGGATAACACGGATGCACAGGCTTTGCTCGTGCCGTCGCTGTACCCTGAATGGGAAGCACTGAAGGACGGAACACATCTGACAAAAGGGCAGCGTTGCACTTATAATAAAGTGCTGTACAATGTCCTGTCTGACCACGATAAACAGAATCATTGGACTCCGGAAGCGGCACCGTCCCTGTTCGCAAAAGTTCTTATCCCAGACCCAAGCGTAACGCCGGACTGGGAGCAGCCGGGAAGCACAAACGGATATAAAAAAGGCGATAAGGTAAAACACAATAGTAAGGTCTGGGAATCTCTGGTCGACAATAATGTATGGGAGCCTGGAGCTGTAGGAACGGATAGTGTATGGAAAGAAGCCAGCGAATGAGAAAGGCGTAGGAAATGCTTATTGAACTGATAGAAAAGGCGGAAAATGTTGGGTGGGGGACGATAGCGGTTGTGATCGCTGGTGTGTTTATGTTTATCCCGACTATCGTGGAAAGCTGGAATAAGGTCCTTGACGCACTGGGGTTGGTAAAGAAAAAGAATCTTTTCCGGAAACAGCGTGAAAAGGAGATCGCAGCAGTCTATTCACATATCGAGGAGCTGCAAAGTGGAGTCGTGTCAAAGCAAGAGGAGTACCACCAGCAATCTATTACGATCAGGGACAATCTTGCCAGAAGGCAGGACGATTTGTACGAAAAACAGATTGAATTGAAGCAGGATGTAAAGAATATAACTCGGATGCTGGAAGAGTACATCCAGAAGGACAACGAACGCACGATTGCTTCGCTACGTACAACTCTGTGGCGGCTACATAAGGAATTTACATCACAGAGATATGTGACGCCGGACGGATTAAAGACCTTCCGAGAGCTGGGGAATGTGTACGAAGCTGCCGGCGGGGATGACATTTATCACGAAAAGCTGCAGCCGGAGGTGTTAGCTCTAGACATCAAATATCCGGATGGAAGCATATACAAAATTAAGGAGGTATGACAATGAAAAAGATTGATTGGATGCGAAAACTGACAAGCAGAAAGCTTTGGATGAGCGTGGCATCATTTGTGACGCTGATGATTGTGGCTTGCGGAGGGACGGAAAATGAAGCCACACAGATCTCTGCGCTGATCATGGCTGGTGCTACGGTTATCGGCTATGTCATCGGCGAGGGTTTGACAGATGCGGCAGCTATTGAAGCAGACAAGGAAGGATAAGGTGATCCGATTATCTCCCGCGCAGGGTTAAGCGTGATTCTGGGGCGGCTTTGGTCGCCCTCATAAAATAATAAGGAGACCAGAATATGAAAAAACTTTTTATTTCACAGCCGATGAAAGGCAAAACAGATGAGGAAATTTTAAAAGAGAGGGAAAAAGCAATTGCCAGCGCAAAGAGAAATTTTGCAGAGAGCGAAGAAATAGAGGTTATTGATTCATTTTTCCAGAGCGCTCCTGCGGATGCGAGACCTCTGTGGTTTTTGGGAAAATCTTTGGAATTGCTTTCTACGGCAGACATTGCATATTTTGCAAAAGGCTGGGAAAACGCAAGAGGATGTCGCATCGAAAATACTTGCGCCATTGAGTACGGAATTGCTGTGATTGAAGATTATACGGAGGATTGAAAGTATGGGAAGCAAAGAATTTTTGGAAAAGAGCAAACAGATTGTCGTTGACTATTTCAACAGTCATGCGGACAAAACCGACCAGAAGCAGATTGCACAGGATGATGTATATGTGGTCTGGTACTGCAAGACGCTTCAGAATCACAAGGCGCTGCTGAGCACAACTGTTTCTGACGGGATGTATTATGAAATCACATATAATGGGGACAAGCAGGAAACGTATGTAGACGCATACAAGAAGTGGGAGAACTTTGTGGTGAGGTAATACTTATGTGGAAAGGGTTAGACGTATCAGATAATCAAGGTGCCATAGACTGGGCACAGGTTGCAGCGTCAAAAGTTGCATTCGCAATCTTGCGCAGTGTGCGCCGATCGGGCAAGGAAGATCATCAGTTTGCTGCAAATCTGGAAGGCTGCCGAAAGCACAATATACCATTGTCTGTATATAAGTACACCTACGCAGCCACGCCGGAAACGGCGCGTGGAGAAGCTCAGCAGGTCGTAGAATTATTACAGTCTCACGGGCTTACCGGAACAATGGTCTGGTGGGATGTAGAGGACAAAGATGTGTTGCATCCGTTGGGCATTAAAAAACTGACAAAGTGCATCAGAGCGGCACAGGAAGTCATCACGACGGCGGGTTACGGATTTGGGCTATATATCGGGCTGTATGTTTATAAGGAGCGCTGGCTGGACTTTGACGCGTTTGCTGGGACACGGCTGTGGGTGGCTCGATACTACAAAGGTTATCGAACGATGCAGTTTGATGACGAGCCGGATCAGGAATACAAGCCCGATGTTGACGGAAACATATCTGGATGGCAGTACACGAGCTGTGGAGAGGTTCCAGGCATCAAGGGAGATGTAGACCTTGACATGGCATATGATGATCCTGCGGCATGGTCGCAGCCTGCGGAAGAGCCGGGAGTGATTTATACAGTATCCGTAGCTGATGTATGGACACGCGAGCAGGCAGAGGTTATCCGGCAGCAGTTTGCGGCGATGGGAATTAATGGGATTGTCCATAAGGTTAAGATCTTGGAATAAAGATATAGGCCGAGAGAACATTCAAAGTCCTCCCGGCCGCAGGCTATGATGAAATGATGAAGCGGCTATGTCCTGATAAGATTATCTTTTATGGATCTGTACCAGACGATTGCAAAGGTGATATAATCAGGATAAAGCCGTTTAGCGATAAATTTAACGTTGCGGAGGTGGCGGCATGGTGATAAATTTACAGTTTTTCGGTGGGCGCGGATCTGCTTTAAACGCAGCCGGAAGTGCGAAAAAAAATAGAGGTGGGATCATCGATCCATCTGCAGAGCCCAGGGAAATAGAAGCAGTATATAGAGAATCACGCGGGTATTACGGGTCTTATTACAAGAACGAGATTTTGCAGGCATCTGCTGATGATCGTACCGGGGAGTTATCTTTTGACTATGCTACTCCTGAAAAACGCGAAAAGACATCTAAAACAAATAAAACGCAGTATCTTACATATAAGTTAAATGCTGGCGCAGAGGATGGAGACACGTTTGGTATCAATTGGGACAAGGTTAAAGCTGTCTCGGGGCAGACGTATGGCATCCGCGCAGAACTGAAAGAACGCGGTTTTAAATGGGACGGGAAAACAAAAAAGTGGCGGAAAGAGTAAATTTTCTGACCAAAGACATACAGAAAAACAACACCGAAAAGCAGGGCTCTTATGAGCTCTGTTTTTTTATCAAAAAAAGTTTCAAATACATGTTGACAAAAATCAGAAGTATTATATAATAAGATATAAGGAAAACCTAATAAATAATAAGGAGGCGGTAAAAATTTTAACCATCCAGCAAAAAGTAAACATGGCGTGCTCCGCGGCTGAAATCAGCAAAACGGAACTTGGAAAGCGAATAGGATTATCACAGTCCGCATTTTCCCAACGTTTAAAAACAGGGAAGTTTTCCGACGAGGACTTCCAAAATATGGCGAAAGCCATAGGGGCAAAATACTATTCTGGTTTTGAATTCCCAGATGGTACAAAAATTGAGTAAAAACAAGAAAGCAGATAAGGAGAGCTCGAAATGAATGAGACAGTGAAAAAAGCGTACGAAATCGCAAAAGAAACCGGTGATTTTGAAGTTGATTATCTTCCAGAGGTTGAAGTTGGAGAAATTGTAGAACTGAACGATGTCTGGGACGGAGAGGGCGAAGCACCGGATGATGAGGAGTCTGGTTCTTACGGATCATATTCGCACAAAATAACAAATGACCAGTGGATCAACTACGAATTTGATATCGTAGAGAAGAAAGAGAATCCATTGGACACATTTGTGAAAATAACAAAAATTGAGTTGATATAAAGGGGAAATGATATGCTGGAAGCCATTGAAGATATAGGCGCTGAAAATCTGGAAGATATTTCGCTGAGAGCATATAAACCACGTCCCGGAATTTATATATTTGTTTCTCCGGGCGGGAAAATAATAAGGGAAATCCGCAACGAAAGGATGATCTATTTTAATACGAAATATCGTATGATGGACTATTATTCATGGATTGTATCCATGCAGAAACCGGTAAAAAGCAAGCTGGTTTTTAGCAACAATTATTTAACGTTTTTCTGCAGAAACGTACAAAAGTTGACTGATGCGGACATAGACGAATATTTTCAAAAGCTGGAAACGCCGGGAGACCATATGTTTTTTGCTGACGTTATAAAAAATAATATTCGCAAAATTAAAAAGGAAGATCAGGATATTGTAAAATTTTTTCTTATGGATTCTCCGGAACTTTATAGAGAACTCGGGATGAAAGACTGGAGAGAAAAGTCTATAAGTATGCCGCCCAGATCAGGTATGACGAAAGGAAAATGGTTGAAGGAAAAAGAGCGAAATGGTTATCCAATGGGATGCTCTTATAATGCGAAGAAGCCCGGTAATTTAAACCGGATATATCTCGTAAACGAAGAAGAAGGTTTACAGATAAAATTATTTTACGACATATTAAAAGGGTTTTTTAATCGCGGGTGCAACATCGCAATTGTCGGGAAAAACATGCTTATACCATTAAAGAGCAAACAAGGGATTGATCGCAGAATAAAGGGTGCAATGCTTATTTGGTTTACGATGATAAAAGGGCAGATTGTGATAGTAGATATCGACAGGATCGCGAGTTATGATCCAGTTTTAAGGTATAACAAATAATGCTGAACTGGATCGGCTGGAAAAAGAAAATGAAAAAGGAGAAGAAAAAATGGAAAAATTTAATCATTATGGTGTAGAGGTAATATATCAGGTCATCGATGGACCTTTTGAAGAGGTCTTGAAGCAAAACGGAGTGAAATATACCGCGCTCCCGTATATCGATGATATCGTATTTAGATACGAGAAAAACGGGCAGAGGAAATATGCATACATCGAGGTAGAAAAACTTCCTGATGATTACGCGGAGCGCGTATATATTACTTCAGAGATTCCAGAGGATTTGAGCTGGAAAGGAATCGCAGAGGATTACCGGAATCAGAAATCCGGCGAGAGACCGGCAAAACTACATACGCGGGCATACATGATCTTTTCAGCGGCATACAACGATGCGCTCCGGAAGATGCCATTTACTTTTGACCTGAACGCCGCACCAGGGAAAAGAGACATTGCATACGCGCTCATAAAGTACTATGTGAGCATAGATGATCTAAAGGAGATGGATCATCACGATTGCCCGATGATCGATGAATTTTAA